TGCGTCTACCTCTGCTAGTGCAGTCCGAGGTATGTCTTTCAACATTCTTTTTTTGGATGAATTCGCCTTTGTACCTAATCATATTGCTGACTCGTTCTTTGCCTCTGTATATCCTACTATCACTTCTGGTAAGTCAACGAAAGTCATCATAGTTTCTACTCCACATGGTATGAATCATTTCTATCGATTGTGGCATGATGCAGAAAAAGGAAAAAATGAATACACACCTACTGATGTTCACTGGTCTGAAGTACCAGGTAGAAATGCAAAGTGGAAGAAACAAACGATTGCAAATACTTCTGAACAACAATTTAAAATTGAGTTTGAATGTGAGTTCTTAGGATCAATTGATACTTTGATTGCTCCAAGTAAACTTAAATCTTTAGTGTATGAAAATCCAATCAAACAAAATGCAGGATTAGATATCTATATTCCACCACAAAAAGATCACGATTATTTAATGACAGTTGACGTAGCACGAGGTGTTGGAGAAGATTACTCTGCATTTGTTGTAACCGATATTACTGAGTTCCCACATAAGGTTGTAGCAAAATATCGAAACAACGAAATTAAACCGATGTTGTTTCCAAATATCATATATGAAGTGGCAACTAATTATAACAAATCATTTATATTATGTGAAGTAAATGACATCGGAGATCAAATTGCTGCTATACTAAACTTTGATCTAGAGTATGAAAATCTCCTAATGTGTTCGATGAGAGGTCGTGCTGGTCAAATTGTAGGACAAGGATTCAGTGGAAAGAAAACTCAACTTGGAGTTAAGATGTCTAAAACAGTTAAAAAGGTAGGATCATTAAATTTGAAAACTATGGTTGAAGAAAATAAATTATTATTCAAGGATTATGAAATAATATCAGAGTTAACAACTTTTATATCAAAGAGCAATTCATTCGAAGCAGAAGAAGGGTGTAATGATGATTTAGCAATGTGTCTTGTAATATATGCATGGTTAGTTGCACAGGATTATTTTAAAGAACTTACTGATCAAGATGTAAGAAAAAGATTATATGAAGAACAAAAGAATCAAATCGAACAAGATATGGCACCATTTGGTTTTATCTCGGATGGTCTAGATGAGGGGAGTTTTGTTGACGCAGATGGAGATACATGGCATACTGATGAATATGGAGATCGTTCTTATATGTGGGAGTATCGGTAGTGAAAAATCCATTTAAGCATGCTAAATTGAAAAGATTACTATCAAAGTCATTTCCAGGCAAAAAGATAACTATAACTGATAATAAAGACGGATCACAAACGATTAGTATCATATAAACGTCTGAATGTAATAATGCATGTAAAGGAAAGTAATTTATAAATAATTTTAGTAAATTGAATCTTCTATAAAGAAAGAGGGAAAGACATGTCACTTAACTTAGTATCTCCTGGAGTCAAGGTAAGAGAAGTAGACCTAACTATAGGAAATATAACTGGTGCTAATGAACAGGTAGGTGCTATTGCTGGCCCATTTGCACAAGGTCCAGTTGGAGTTCCGCAACTTATCGAATCAGAACAGGATCTTTTAAAAACATTTGGGCAACCAGGTATAAACACCACCAGTACGATGGCATCGGATTATTGGATGAGTGCTTCATCATACCTTTCATACGGTGGAGTTCTTCGAGTTGTCAGAGCAGATGATGCTAGTATGAAAAATGCTACTTCAGGAACAGCAGTAAAAATCAAATCATATGAAGATTATAATGATAATCAAGTAAGTCCTACCACTTGGACAATTGCAGCAAAAAATCCAGGATCATGGGCAAATGGATTAAAAGTTTGTGCAATTGATGGAAAAGCAGATCAAATAATTGCAATTGGTGATGTGGTTGGTCCAAATTTAGTTGGAATGGGAGTATCCCAATCTTTAGTTGGAAGAACTATTATTGGTGATGGAACTACTACTGCAGCAACAGGATATTTAAGAGGAGTTGTAACTGGTATCAGTTCAGCAGGTGCAGTTAAACACATTGAAGTTAAAGTTACTGATAAAGTAACTGATGATGAAGATGGTACATTCACATCAACTTCAGTTGAATATGCCGAAGGATCTATTAATTCATTTGTGTCTACTAAAGATTTACAATTCATCAATCTAAATGGTATACAAACAGATGTTGGAAGTATAAGTGGTATTCAAACTGCTGCTGCTCTAGCTTACGTTAAAGATTGGTATAATGATCAAACTTTAGGATTAACAAATTCTACAGTTTATTGGAAGAGTATTGCTGAAAGACCTGCAACATCAGAGTTTGCATCCAAAAGAAGTTCAAAAAATGATGAGATTCACTATGTTGTTGTTGATGATGATGGTTCAGTTACAGGAACAGCAGGAAATATTGTTGAAAAACATTTGAATCTTTCAAAAGCAAAAGATGGAGTGATTTCACCATCACAAAATATTTACTATAGAGATTACATAGCAAATATTTCTCAATATATCTTTGCTGGTGCACAACCTGCTGATGGTTTAACTGCAGAAACAGGAGTTACTCAAACTGCTGATGGTATAGGATATACAAGGACAGGTAAAGGTAATTGGACAACTAATGCCCAAGGAGTTACTTATGCAGGAGTTGGTGCAACACATTATTCTCTTACAGGAGGACTTGATTATAATGGTAATGTAAATGATTTTGAGGTACCATTATCTGGAATTATTGGTGGATATGATGTATTCAAGAATGTAGCAGAATATGATATAAACTTCTTAATTATGGGTCCTTCTGCAGCAACAAAAGATGAAACTTCTGCTAAAGCAAGAAAATTAATTGCAATTGCAGAGGAAAGAAAAGATTGTATTGCTTGCATTTCTCCTCACAGAAGTGAAGTTGTAGGAATAACAGATTCTGATACACAAACAACAAATATTATTAATTTCTTTGATCCATTACCATCATCATCTTATGCTGTGTTTGATAGTGGTTACAAGTATATGTACGATAGATTTAAAAATGAGTTTAAGTATGTTCCATTAAACGCAGATATTGCTGGTTTGATGGCAAGAACATCAATTGATCAATTCTCTTGGTTCTCACCTGCAGGTGCAGCAAGAGGTTCAATTAATGGTGCGATTAAATTAGCATATAATCCATCAAAAGCACAAAGAGATGCAATATATCCAAAGAGAATCAATCCAGTAATTGCTTCTCCAGGTGCAGGAATCATCTTATTTGGAGATAAAACTGGTCTCGGATATGCTTCTGCCTTTGATAGAATTAATGTTCGTCGCTTGTTCTTAACAATTGAATCAACAATTGAAAGAGCAGCAAGAGATCAACTCTTTGAATTTAATGACATTATTACAAGATCAAGTTTCTTAAATGTTGTTGATCCTTATCTTCGTGATGTTAAAGCAAAACGAGGTGTCACTGATTATGTTGTTATCTGTGATGAAACAAATAACACCCCAGACATAATTGATTCAAATCAATTTAGGGCTGATATATTCGTCAAACCTAATAGGTCAATTAACTTTATCGGACTTTCATTTGTTGCTACACGCACAGGGGTAAGTTTTGAAGAAGTCGTTGGAAACGTTTAAATTAATAGAGGAAAAAAATTAAATGGCTAACCTAAACATTCCAAATACAAAAGATAGAACTCTTGATGCATTCAAGGGTCGTATGATAGGAGGTGGTGCAAGACCTAATTTGTTTGAATGCGAATTGTTCTTCCCAGCTGACGCTATCCCAGAAAATACAAGTTCAGACGAACTTGAAGATAAGAGTAGATTTTTAGTTAAAGCAGCACAATTACCTGCTTCTAATATTACTCCAATCCAGATTCCTTTTAGAGGAAGAAATTTAAAAATTGCTGGTGACAGAACATTTGATCCTTGGACAGTAACTGTTATTAACGATGTAGACTTTACTATAAGAACAGCATTTGAAAGATGGATGAACTTAATTAACAAACATGAAGATAATGCAGGATTAACAAATTCTAATGATTATCAAAGAGATGTGTTTGTTAGACAATTAGGAAGATCATCTCTTAGTGGTCCTACTCCTACAAGTGCTTCACAAGTTCCTGTTCTAAAACAGTATAGATTTTATAGTGTTTTTCCAACAAATGTATCTGATATACCTCTATCATATGATAGTTCAGATTCAATTGAAGAGTTTACTGTAGAGATGCAAGTCCAGTGGTGGGATGCACTTAATCCTGATGGAACTACACAACTTGGCACAAATTCATAAATAGTGGTATAATAATAGAAACATAATTATACAATGGCAAAACTTTTTGGATTTAAATTACCTGATCCGTCTGAATCTAAATCAAAAGGGGTTATTTCACCAGTAACTCCTAGCGATGAAGATAAGTCGGATTTTTATGTGTCGAGTGGATTTTATGGACAATATGTAGATATTGAAGGAGTCTATAAAAGTGAGCAAGATTTAATTCGTAGATATCGTGAGATGTGTTTGCATCCAGAATGTGATAGTGCGATTGAAGATGTTGTAAGTGAAGCAATCGTATCAGACTTAAATGATTCTCCAGTAGATATTGAATTATCTAACTTACCAGGTTCAGATAAATTAAAAGAAATAATTAGAAAAGAATTTAAATATATTAAACAACTTATGAACTTTGATAAAAAGTGTCATGAGATTTTTCGTACTTGGTATATTGATGGAAGAATTTATTACCATAAAGTCATTGATTTAGATAATCCATCTGATGGTATCCAAGAAGTAAGATTTGTAGATCCACTTAAAATTAGATTAGTTCGTAAAACAGATAAAACAGGACCAAATAAATTATCACCATTTGATGTTTCAAATAATAGTAGTGACCCTAAAGGAGATGCTGCTCCAGACATAAATGAATATTTTTTATATGATCCAAATGCATCTACAGGAAAAGGTGCTGGAATATATCCTACTAAAAGTTCAAAAGGTGCAGTTAAGATTGCAAAAGATGCAGTTACATATATTACATCTGGTCTTGTAGATCGTAATAAGCAAACTGTATTATCATATTTACATAAAGCAATCAAAGCACTTAATCAATTGAGAATGATTGAAGATAGTCTTGTAATTTACAGATTATCTCGTGCTCCAGAAAGAAGAATATTCTATATTGATGTTGGTAATCTTCCTAAGATAAAAGCAGAACAATATCTTCGTGACGTAATGAATCGTTATCGTAACAAGTTGGTATACAATGCTGATACTGGAGAGATTCGTGATGATCGTAAATATATGGCAATGCTCGAAGATTTCTGGTTGCCAAGAAGAGAAGGTGGTAGAGGAACTGAAATTACAACTTTACCTGGTGGACAAAACTTAGGTGAACTTAATGATATTGAATACTTCCAGTCAAAATTATATAAGTCATTAAATGTTCCATCAAGTCGATTGGACAGTCAAGGTGGATTTAACTTAGGCAGATCATCAGAAATCTTAAGAGATGAACTTAAATTTACTAAGTTTGTTGGTAGATTAAGAAAAAGATTTTCTGGTGTATTCAATGATATGTTGAAGACACAGTTGATTATTAAAAATATAATCACACCAGAAGATTGGGATTCATTAGAAGAACATATTCAATATGATTTCTTATATGACAACCATTTCTCAGATCTAAAAGCAAATGAATTACTTCAAGAACAATTAGGTGTTGTTGCATCAATGGAACCATATATGGGTAAGTATTTTTCTGCCCACTTTGTTCGTACTAAAGTTCTTAAACAAACTGAAGATGATATTAAAGAAATAGATGAGCAGATTGAGGAAGAAATTAAAGATGGAACTCTTCCAGATCCTAATGCAATTATAGATCCAGAAACTGGAATGGAAATTGATCCATCAGGCATGAATTTGGGTCAACCAATGAATGAACCAGATCTTGATTCTCAAGGTGCATCAACTGAAGTTGAAATGCCAAAAGGGGGAGAGATATAAATAATCTTTAGTTTATAATTATAAATTTTAACAAAATGGATGAGTTAATGAATGCAATGCTTGATAAAGGAGCTTCTGCAAATGATGTAAGTGATAAAATTAAAGAAATTTTATTTGCTAAAAGTGCACAAAGAATAGATGCATCAAAACCAGATGTTGCAACAACTTTGTTTGGTGATGAAGTTTCTGAAGAAGAACCAGAAACTGAAGTGACAAATGAAGTAGAACCACAAGAGGAAGAAGAATCCGATGAAACTGTTAATTAAAGGTGCTGAAGCTGCTTTACCAACTGGGTCAGGTAGTGCATCAAATTTTGATAATGCTACTGTAGTACGTTTAGTAAATACTGTAACAAATGCTGATCATTTAGTAACTGTGGTAGAAACTCAAGGAGGAACAGTTGTTGGATCTTTTACTTTAATGAGATCAGAAAGCGTATTAGTTGAAAAACAATCTGGTCATTTTATA